CATATATGACATTAGGAAATAGCATTGGTTTGATGTCATTGTTTCTATATTTTGCAACTATCTTATGAGGAAATTGTGTTATGTCAAAAACAATGAAAGCAGAATAATCTTCTCCTACTCCTCTTGCAACGTCAACTGTACAAACATAATCATGATCTTGTAATGGTTGCTCATATACATCCAATCCAGCATTTCTAGTAATAGGATTATCGTAAATTAAAGTTTTTAATTTACTTGGAGCAATAAGAGTATTGACAGATCCTAGAAATTCACATTCAAACTCAACTTTAAATTGTGCTTCTGAAGTATTAGCAATTGTAGTCTCTTTCCACTTAGTGTCTCTACTTGGTACTTCAGACCAGTGGACATCAGTGGGTATATATTCACTCTTACCTTTCTCAGCATCATGCCACATACGGTAGAAATGATTCATACCGTGTGGTGTAGATACAATGATTACTTTGGTGTTTTTACCAGAAGTAATAGTAGGATAAACAGATGCAAAGAACGAGTCTGCAACATGGTTTGGAACGAATGCAAATTCGTCGAGGAAGAGGATATTGAACGACATGCCTCGGACAGCACTTGCAGACGTAGAAGCTGCCAATATCTTACTGCCATTTTCTAATTCCAGAGATCCCTTGTTCCATGCAATAATACCCTGCTGCATCCATTTGGGCAAGTTCTCATATGCAGTTTGTAATCTACCTAAAAGTTCTCTAGCAGTTGCTGCTTTGTTAGCAAGGATGCCAATATTAACAGAGTCATTGAATACCGCATAATGAAGAAGATAAGAAACAACTGTAGTACTTTTGCCAGTTTGACGGGGCATTTTACAGATGTTAAATCTATTCTCATGAAAATTGTTAATTAATTTTTCTTGGAAATGATATGGATGAAACTGTGTTAATCCTTCATCAAGAGAAACAATTTTTATGTAGTTATTAGCAAAATAGACAGGATCTTCTTTGCATCGCATAAACTCAAAGATTTGCTCTTGAGTAAATTCAATGGGGGTATTTGCTTTTTTTAGATTTGGATTACCAAGATATACATTATCACTCATAAAAAATTACCTTTGTTCAATCCAGTTCAATACTGCTAGTGCTTTTTTGTTAGTGTTAGGAGATGCACAAGCAAGAGTATAAGTATCACTGATTGTACCAATACCAGATCTTCCAAGTTGTATTGCTGCTTTATCATCAATATCAACCAGAGATGCACCACCAGCAATCGTAAATCCTGAAAGAAGTGCTTGTCCTCCAGTGACTGCCGTTGCTGTAGTATCATATTGCATGAAGGAGTTTGGATCTGGATGATCTTCCCAATTTGCACCAGTCAAAGTTGCATTCTCAAAAAGTCTCCAATATACATTCGTGTTATCGTTCGTTACTGCCTGTAGAGATCTCAGTAACATAACTGCCTCAAGTTCATCTGCTTTAAGACGCAAACTCACAATTGGATAGAAAGTGTTTGCGGAAGACATCGTTGTCCCTGTAATGGGATTTGAGACACTCAACAAAGTACCAAGTTTTTCTGGTTCACCTTCTTGGAGCAGAGAGTTAGAGCCCTGATAAAGATAATGAGTTCCAGCAACACCAGTTACATTCTCAATCTCCATACGAATTGGAAGGAATGGAGTTCTACACCAAACTAAATCATTGACATTTGAGTTCACAAATTTATGACTAGGAATAGTCTCACCTGCCATTAACCAATTAAATGTTACATTACCTGCACCATACCATTCATAGTTAATGGAAATCATCTGATGTTTTGTTGCATCAGCAGTTACACCAGTGTATCCATTACCATCAAACTTTTCACCATTCCAGTTGTCTCTGGTTACTCTTCTTTCTGTAGTGATACCAGATGCACTGCTGCGAATTACATAAGAATATGTGCCACCATCATCCTCAAAGAAAGCACCATCAGTATCATTAAACAATCCGAATCTTCTACGAATACCGACTTGTGGTGTATCTAGACGAATTCCAAATGCGAGAGTTGCTGGTCTACCAGGAATGTATCTCATTACCTGTTTGGTTTGCCTGATAACCTTACTACCAGCAGTAGATCCAACTTCCATAACCACATTACTGGAAGCAGGATTATGAGTAGCAGTTGCAACACCAACTAAACTCTCATCCCAAACATCAGTCTCCTTACTATACTGGAAAGTATTGAAGAAAACTGTTTGGAAAGGAGCAACCTTTAGTCTATTATTGTCAGAAAACTGAGGTCTCCAGTCAGTCTGGTTTCCCCAGTGATCTGCGATATTATAAACCTCAAAGAGACTTCTCTCCTGGTTTAAAAAATCTTGTTCAACTTTATTCCACTGTGCCATAAAATTATACCCACTCTAATTTGCCAGGATGATACCTCTTTACATCTGCAATTTTAACTTCTGGTTTTGGTTCAACTGGATAAATTCGTTGAACGATCGCCCCAGGATATTCTCCTTGAAGTTGCTCTGCTAGTTCTTGTGTTGTTGGAAGTCTCAAGGATTCTTTTCTTTCGATTTTCATTCTATAAATGCTTCCCATCCAAACTACATCAGCAATATATTGATTTTGTTCATCAACCTTTTGTTGAACTGGATCTCCTCCTACATTGAGAGTTCCATTAAAGTCACCATGAATAGTGACACTTTCTGTCATAAATTGTTTGAAGTTTTTCATTAGTTACAGTTCCAAGCTCTAAGTGATTTGTTGATTCTGCTATCGGGATCTCTTGCTGTCTTAGCAGAAGTCAATTTCTTTTTCATTCCTTTCATTCGAGCGCAGAAGGATGCCCTCCTGGGATTTCCAACCTTCTTGCTTGGTGGCTTAAGGTCAGATCCTGGATTTTCCTTTTCATAAGATCTGCGTCCTTTTTCGTTGAGTCCACCTTTTTTGTTTTTTCCTGATTTTTTTGTCCATGCTGCGCCTTCGGCATGGAGAACCGGTTGACCTGGTTCATAGTCTGTTACCCTGTAACTTTGCAGTTTTGCGCCAGGATATACTTTATTAATCTGATCTTGAACATCAGATTTTTTTGGAACAGAAACTTGAGGGAAGAACATCTTTAATGAAAAATACTTTCCCCTAAAGTTAAAATATGTATCAACAAGATTACCAGTTCTTGCAGGCAATCTTACTGCCTCGGTCATCTTATCAATATCATATGTTTCATAGTCAATAGGATTGACTGTTGGTTTGAGGGGTTCTGGTTTTACAATATCTTGAATTACAGCATAAGTCTCCCCATATGCATCTGTAATCTCAACATCTTCTTTCTTGGTTTTCTTAACACAGTTTGGATATCTCTTTCCAAACATAGTCTTCATACCCTTCTTCTCATAACCTTTCCAACATGCTTCACCAATTTCTGCTTCTTCTTTCTTTGTGCTGTTGCCCCAATTAGAAGCACCTTTCTTACGACATTTAACCAGTGCTCCTGACGCATATGCACTTGGCCAAACTTTATAACGTGACTTGACTTTGTGATAGCAAGCGTCTTTCTCTCCCGCTGCTTCTTCGATGTCAAGTTCGTCACCGACTTCTACATTGTTTTCTGCGAACCATCCACGATTTACTTCTAATGCACACAGAACCTCTCCATCAGAGGCAACTGAACTTTCATCAAATGGTTCTAATTTTTTAATACTTTCTATAATACCTTCCTCTGTAATAAAAGCAATATCAAGAGGAATTTTTGTCTCTCTCATATGGAAAGACTGTTCTGCAACTTCATCAAAAATGAAAAGCATACCACTGTTTATATCAAGACTTTCACGGAACATGAGTCCCAAATTAAAGTCTCTGATTTCAGTAGGAACTTCAACTTGAAGTGGTAAGGTTATATATTCTTCAGTCTTCACGTTAATTGCCTTCCCTGATCTATTTGGATTTGGATCTTTTGAATTCTTTCTACGAAACGCTGCTTGTTCTTCATCTTTAGAGAGATTGCGTTTCATTTTACTAGAACCACATTTTGGTTTTGTGGTTTGACCTGGTTGCTTGGCACAGGGTTTACCTGAGTATTTGCCTCCTAATTGAACCCATCCAGGTTTGCCATCACTAGACTTACTCTTGCCAAACCAGTCACGCAGAGAAGAATCTCCACTTTTATTTGCTTCAAGATAATAACTATTGCCCTCAGTAATTCCAGAATCATCTGCAGCTGACTTAATCTCATTGTCAGTAGCATCATCTACAGAATATTTTTCCCACATCTTAGGACCAAAACCACATTGTGATTTTGTTTCTTTCTTTTTACAAAGTCGGCAATATTTTTCCATTTTGCAAAAAAGAGACTTAAATATTTAGGTAAACTTATCCGTCAAGTGCTACAGTAAGACCAAGAGTCATACCAGGCAACTGCTGCCAAGAAGTTCCGTTATAAAATTCTAATTTAGTTGAAGTAGAATTATATACTACTGACCCAG